CCTTCTGTAGGTTCCCAGTAATCCTTGGAGCTAATGCTTGATATAATTTCCAAGTTAGTTCTGCGTCAATACCAGAATAATTAGCAACATCAGAAAAACTGTGTAAAGCGACATTTTCACCGACTCCTTTTTCCATATCTACGTGAAGCTCTCTAAGAACACACGACTTTAAACCTAAATCAAATTTATTAAGATTGTTAATAATAAAAGAAGCCATAAGAGTATCAAAGTGAGGCCCTGCAGGAACACGACCACCGTAGTATTTTGCAATAGATTTTAAATCAAACTTTGCGTTATGTGCAACCTTTAGTTGTGGACCAAACATTATTGGCTCAATAGCATCAAAAACTTGGCGAGGAGTCAATTGAACTGGAGGCTCACCAAATTTAGCTGTCCACTTACGCTCATCTTTAGAGTAATGGGACTCAAGCAGAGCCTTACCTTCGGCTAGACGACGCTGGCCTTGTAGGAGAAGAGGTTTATCATGGCCTTGAAGTTCACCATTAGGGTGCCCCATAGGAATAACATCTACACGTCCTTCGGTTGCAAAAGAAATCCAACAGACATCATTAATGACTGGGTATAAGCGATTATCGCCAATTGTTTCTACGTCAAACGCAAATGCATCGACTTTGGAGTAGTACTCCACAAATTCTTGTAACTGTTTGACAGTTGTAATTATGTTCATAAGAGCCCCTTATAAAAAGAGTGGAGGGTCAGGTAGAAAGGCGTTTCAAAAACCCTGACCCCCCACAGTATTGAGTGGTTAGGAAATGAGCTGGCGAGCAACCTTTAGCAGGTCTTCGCGGGGGCTCACGTAGACTGCGCTCTTGTCATATGCTACCGCAGTAGCTGCGAAAGTAATAATACTTTCATCATCCAGCTCCCACTCGTCTGCAAGGTCAGTTCCACGTACACGGTCAAGTGTGTATTGGGTCGTGTTGCCTGAACCTGTACGAGATACAGCCCAGTAGTACTTGGTTAGTGGACCACGACGTGGGTCATCGTTTGCAGCCTGTAGCTGACGAGCGAATGACGGTGGCGCAGTCATAATCTGTACGTTTGGCTCACCGTCAGATAGAACGATGATGTTGAATGCAAACTTAGGGCGAGGCTTGTCACCAGCAATAGTACATAGTGGACACTCGTCACCTAAACAAACAAATGAGCGACGGCCTTCCTTGATGGCATCAATCCAGTGCATTTCATAAACTGCGAATGGCTCGTCCTGCATAAAACGGACAAGTTGTGCTTGGTCGCTGAAACGGAAGTCAGTCGGGTAGTCCCCTGCTTCACGCTTTGGCTTTAGTGCTGTTGCAGCAGCTCCCCATCCAGACTGGACAGTGGTGCCGTGCTTTGGGGCAATGTCAACGGTGTCTTCGGCTAGGTAGCTGTCTGCGTTAACGCTTGGTGAGTATGTCATAATTTACTTTCTTGTCTTGAGTCTTGCGACTACTTTATTTACTTGAGGCAATCTGCCTACTATTACATTATAGTGCGTCTTTCCATCTTTGCACAAGTGTTTCTGTTAAATCGTGCAAGTCTTTCCATTCTACACGGGCGGAGCCAAGGAGCCCACGTTTTGCAAACTCCTCAATGGCAATCTCAATTAACTTTTTAGTATAAACGCGATTACCATTTACCTTTTTACCATTAAGTGACTTAGAACGCAAGCGATATGGAGCAATTGGTATATAACCTTTTTTCTCCCACAAACGAATAGTTACTACCTGTTTGTCTAATGCTAACGCTAGAGCCTTAATTGTAAAAACTTCTGTTTCAACTCCCTTAAGAGTCTTAATTATTGGATTGTTATCCCAACCATTAGACTCACCGGAAGCTACCTTACGACGCTTGTCTGCTACTGGAGTAGACTCACGACGTTTTTGTTTTGAACCAGGTGCGCGGTCTAGACCCTCAAAAGCTTTGAGAATCTCTGCATCACTACGCATTCCTGCCATTATTATTTCTTTACTGTGCGTAGAGCCCAAGTTACTGTGACTGGGAACATTTCATCTAGTTGGTCTTCTGTAAGCTTATCTTGGTAATAAGCCGCCATTAGTGAGTCCTCATTAATAACCCGTTTCATTTCGTATATATCGTCTCCGATGCCTACTTCATCAATGATTTCTTCTGCACGGAACTCATTTAGTTTACGGCTAGAACGACGTTGCTTTTCTAAACGAACAACGCTATCAACAGGGGTTTCTAAATCAAACTGAAGATTACCCTTTTCGTCTTCAAGACCCTCGTCATCTAGAACTGCAAATAGTTTTTCACGAAGCTCTTTAGCACGGGCCTCAAAGATTTCCATTGAATTTTTAATTTTTATGTATTCACGTACCTGTGAGTTAAAATCATCAGGATTAGCTACGCGACCTTCTTCAGGTATTAGATTTGCCATTTTTGCCTCCTATAGTAGTTTGTCTGTTAAGAAGTTTATCAGACTTCCAACAGTTAAGTCAACTCCACCTTTAGAGTTGATGTTAGCTCCATCCAGGATTGCTCCTGCAACAGCGCCCTTCTGCTTAAGCATGTCATACTGACGCTGCTCAATTGAACCATTAACTAGTATATCTTGAATTGTAATTGTTGTCCAATCGCTTGACGTACGGTTTATTCTACCGTTACGTTGTACAGAAAGTCCAGAAGACCAGGGTTGGTCGTAGTTTACTAATAAGTTAGCTTGAGGCAAATCCACACCGTAACCACCAGCATCAGAGCTGACCAAAACGCGGATATCAGGTGTTGTTTGGAATCTAACCTTGGCGTCTTCTTTTTGCTTTGCATTCATCTCTCCTGTATATGGTACTGCTTTAATATTATTTTTTTCTAGCTCTTTAACTATAGAATCCACGGAGTCTAGATAAGAAGAAAACACTACGGCTTTGTATGAGTCCGCAATATTTAAATGTTCTTTAAGATAAGTAACAGTATAGTCCAGCTTGTTATTCCTGGTCAAGCCAGTTAATAGCTCTCCTAAAGAATGTATGTACATACTTCCACCGGTTTGTTTTTCAAAGTTAGCCGCACTCTTTACTAAAGAACTAGGGCTAGAACACAGCATTCGTAACGCTGAAATTCTAGACATTATTTGCCCCCGCAGTTCATTTGCTGGGTCACCTGCATCGTAAGTCTGACCGTAGTGTGCTGCCAGATTAAAGTTGGCACCAAACATTTCTCGAGCATCCATTAAAAGACCATACAAGTCTTCTGATATATAAGTGTATATTTTTGCTGCAGTACTATCTAGATTGACTAGCATAGGTTCTCGGTACACCGCATCAGGAAGGTACGGCTTTACATCCTCGTCCTTCTGAGACTTGCGTACAGAATGTTTAACCAGTATGTCATGTAACGTTTGCAGGTTTCGGTATCGCTGAACTCCACCAAAATGGTTTCGTACAATAAATGTCTTGTCAAACAAATCAAATCTACCCAAAACTTTAGGGTCAATGAACTGCATAATAGAGTATATTTCTTCAGGCTTGCCATTCTCAATTGGAGTACCCGTCAGTGCAAATCTAATAGGAATGTTTTTAGAAAGGTCTTTAACCTTTTTAGCTCGCTTAGCTCGGAAGCCTTTAATAGCTGTTGCTTCATCGCAAACTATAGCCCCAAAATCAAAGTTCTTTAGGTAGTCCCAGTCGTTTACTACCTGCTCATAGTTCATAATAATATAATTATGCTCTTCAGCAGTTGCGTATTGTTTAAATCGTTGAGTTGGTGTGCCATCAATAACAACAGCTGTGGAGTCGCTAAACTTTTCAATCTCTTTTTGCCACTGGTATTTAAGGCTAGCAAGGCAAAGTACAAGAGTAAGTTTAGGTTTGAGGGCTTCAATAGCCGCAATAGTCATAGGAGTTTTACCTAGACCCATTTCATAAGCAACTAGTATGCGTTGCTGAGAAACCATTTTCTTAACGGCTTCAGTTTGATACGGTTTCAGTGTCCCTTTGAACATAAGACGATTCTCCAAGTATTGACGATTTAGCGTTGGCAATACCCCACGCAATCTCATCATCTGTTAAATCACCAGGGTCTTTTGCTCCACTACTAGGATAGCTGAAAAAGAACAGATTTAAACCGTATTTACGGGCAAGCTTGCGTAGCTCCTCTGATGCTTTGTACCCTGCAGCATCTTGGTCAAAGGCAGCAATAATCTTGTCAGAACGCCTAAGAAGCTTGACCTGCTCTTCTGATATAGAAGAACCACAAATAGCCACGGCACCAGCAATGCCTGCACTAGCTATACGTGCACAATCAAGTGGAGATTCTACAACAATAACTACATCATCACGCTGATTCTCTGCACCAAACAAAGTTTTAGATTTCTGTAGACCACCAGGACGGTTGAAGAATGTGCGATGTACAGTACCTTTTTCTTGCCATCCCATCAACTTGTTATTCTCTGGCTCACGCAGTGGAAGAACCCAAGCTGCTTTTTTCTCATCCCAAAGAATACCATACTTCTCTGCAACCTCAGGAGTAATATTACGCTTGGCTAGCTCTTCTAATGGTGGTGCAACAAACACAGCAAGACGAGCCTCTGACATTGCCAACGGCTTAGGCATGGCCTCAATCCGATTAGGCAATGACTGAATCATCTCAAGCAACTTCTCAATAGGAATCTCAGAAACCTGAGACAACCATAAACGAGCAGCTACATAGTCATATGCGTAGTCCTTGCCCCAGACATCCTTGTAGAACTCATTAACGTCACAGACTAACTGGACTAAGTTACCCTTGTATCCACACGAGAAGCAGATGTGCATACCAGTCTCAGTATTAATCCACCAAGATGGAGAGTTAT